ATAATTAATTAATATTTTAATAAATATAAATATTAATTTTGATATATATAACATATTAAAAATATATTTTAATATATATATACGGGCTTGAGACCGAAGATTAATTATTTATAGTGAAACTATTTATAGTTTTCTATATTATGGAAAATAACTATATATTAATATATAGTTTTTGTAATTTTTAATTAATTAATTAATTAATTATTTATTTTTTCTATAAATATATTTGTAATAATATATATAGATAAAAATATATATAAAAGTTTTTCAACAAAAAAAGTTTTCAAATAAATTTTCAAAAAAAATTTTCAAATATAATGTCTTCAAGAAAGAGTTATACTACAGCCCAAAAATTAGCTTATTATAAAGCTAAGGCTTCAAGACGTCCTGTTAATCGTAGATATACAAGACAGGTCGCCCCAGCTGTTTATTCCAAGGTATCTGGTAGAGGTAAATATTTTTGGGAAAAAGGAAGTAAGAGAGGTAGTGCTTCTCGAACTCTCGGAAATGTAGGTCGTGAAATCGGTTCCACATTTGGACTCGGTTCAACAGGACAATTGATAGGTTCTGGAGCCGGTGCATTATTTAGACTTCTTACTGGACGTGGTGAGTATAAAGTTCAAGAGAATACTTTGTATCCTAATTCAATTACTAAGGCGATTCCTAAATTCGCCGAAGGTCAGTCGATAAGAGTACGTCATAAAGAATATATTGGTAATATATCTTCTTCTACAAGTTTTACTAATCGGGTTTATAATGTCAATCCAGGAAATCAACAACTTTTTCCTTGGTTGTCAAAGATTGCTGAGAATTATGAACAATATAAATTACTTGGTTGTTTAGTTTATTATCGTTCATTATCCGCGGATAGTTTATCCTCAACTAATACAGCATTAGGTAAAATTGTAATGGCATGTGATTACAATGTTAATGATAGTGATTTTATTAACACAGAACAATTTTATAGTTCATTACATAGTAATTCTGGGCCGCCTTCTAATGATTTGATTTTAGCAGTTGAGTGTTCTAGAAAGAATGCTCCTACTAATTCTTTGTTTATTAGAACTGGTGAAATTCAAGTCGCTAATGATGAAAGATTGAGTGACCATTGTAAAATTCAAGTTGCTACAGATGGCTCACAGGCCGCAGCCGATATTGGAGAATTATGGATTACTTATGATGTAATTCTTTTCAATCCTGTTATGAATAATAGAGTTGGTCTTAATGTTCATAGTGCTAAGTCTCAATTGACATTGCCTATTACTAAGACTGTTCCTTTTGGAACTTCAAGCTCATTTACTCATAATGATATTGATGGTATGACACTTTCTAATACTATTATTACATTTCCTCCTGAAATGAGTGCTGGAACTTATATGGTAAATTATATTGTTAAAGGTGATAGCACTGGTTTAGTTACGCCTACATTTACAAGTACAAATTGTACTGTTAATGAGGTTTTTGTAAATGATGCAGCTGGTATTTATAATAATACCGGCACAACTTCTACTATTTTTAGTAATATATTGATATTAACTATTACTGATAGAAATGCTAGTTTTGCTTTGTCTAGTGACGATGGTACTTTTCCAGCGAATATAACTGCTGGAGATTTGATTGTAACACAAATGAATTACGAAGATTCACAACAAAAATAATTTTTATAATTTATATTTTATTAACATTTAAATAATTATCAAATAAAACATTTATTAAACAAAAAAACTTTTTTTTAATTTTCATGATTTTTCCAGTTAGAATAACCAAACGAATTGTTATTTTGGTTATTATTGTATTGTTTTCTAAAGACATGTTCTTGTCCGAATAATTTGATTTCTTCACATCTTTCAATTAATTGTTGAATGTCTTCATCGCTTCTATTTTTGTAACATTCTTCCGGTGTGTATGGACATGTAATAATGATTACTTTTGGATAGAACGGTACAAATCCTCCTTTGGTTGGAACTTGTATTGGTTTATTATCAGTGACTCTTAAAAACCAATCAAATGTACTTGTAGATGGACGGAAATCATCTATTATAACTACGTCTTGACCCCAATAGCCGTTGAACCAGTCTAAATTTTTATTGGAAGGCCATACTGATAAATTATTATCAGTTGCATATTTCCATGCTGCGACTGTTTTTCCCGTCCGTGTTTTACCATGGTACCAAAATACTTTTTGTTCTGATCTGTCTTTATAGACGAATTGGTATAATTTTTCGACGACTTTTATTTGTTGATAATTCGTACATGTTTCAATCGCTTCTTTAAGATTATCAGCGGTATCAACAAGGTTTTTACAGACACCTACTAAGTCTGTGCGTTCACCTTGTTTTGCTCGCTCACCCCATTCAATGAATTTTTCAATTCTTGTATCTTCTTTTGAACAATACTTAACATTAGCTTCTTCAGAGCCTTTGCAATTCTTAAAATGCATTGACGGTATCGTTTTTTTAATAGTGTTAAAACGTACACGTTTTGTTAAACGGAAGTATGTTTGAAAGTGGATTCTTCCTGTTTTAGCGCATTTTTCTTTTTGACTAATCAGATATGCTAATGATAGTTTAGTTTCTAAAGCATTTTTTAATTCTTCGAACGTATTAATTTTTGCTGTTTCACAGAATATTGTACAACACACATTTCTGTAAACACCTGATTTATTTTTTTGAAATACCATTATTTTGTGATTTGTGATAATGTTTGTTTTTATTATTAACACAACATTTTATTTTTTTGAGATTTAATTATTTAATATTTTTTCGGATATTTTTATGAAGAAAAAAATTTAGAATGATTTGTTGGATGGCCGAGTTCGGTGATAAATTGTTTATCATATTTACAACCATCTACAAACACATGACCTTAGACGCGGCTTGTCCCCATCCCCCCCCCGTCCAAGGAGCCGATAGGCGACAATGGGGGGGGTGCGGGCGCCGTGTCTTAAGACTTTGTTTTTTTAACAAAGACCTTTTATAGATTAATTATTTTATAGATATTCTTTTAAAAACCCATGAGCGTATAATGTGGGGTCGACGACCGAAGGTCGGAGTGGGCCCCCACGTTATGCCGCGATATCGGGTTTTTATGTGATTTATCATGTATAATGGTAGATTTACATGATTTTATGATTGGAAAAATTTTGTATTTTTTCCTTGATAGATATCGATAATTTTTATCGGTATATTTATTGTGTTTTTAAGAAGTGACCAAGGTCGAGGTATAGTATTACCCTCGACTTGTGTCACATTTTTTATCGGAGATTTAACGATAATTTTATCGTTGTGTGACACTTTAAAATACACGTTAAAATATTTGTATTTTGACTGTGGATTTTATGATTTTTCATAGAGATTACATTTTGTGACATATGTAAATATGGTCATCGAAATTTATATATATATCGATAAATATACCTGAACGAAAATGTGGGGTTGTCGACCTTTAGGTCGACATGGGGCCACACGTTTTTGTGATATGTATATTTTTATCGTTATATGTTTGTCGATAATTTTTATCGTTGGTGTTTTTTTTTGTTGTTTATATGTTAAACACAAATTTTTATATTATTTTATGGATATCATCAAATATTTAAATACCCGAAGAAGGGTCATTTATTACGAGACACGTATTAAATTAATTAAACTGAGAAAATTTTTTTCTTGTTTATTAATTAAAAAACAATACATTTTTAAATAATATTTATTAAAATGCCTTACACTAAACAATACACTGCTGCACAGAAGCGTGCTTATTATCGAAGACGAGCATCCGAAAACGCGCCCAATCGCGTTTATCGAAGACAGATTGCTCCGGCGGTTTATCAAAACGTCCGTGGCTCTGGTCCATACTTTTGGCAGAAGAAAGCCAAACGTGGTCAGGCTGCTGAGACGTTAGGAAAGGTTGGACGAGAGATCGGTAAATCGTTTGGTATGGGTGAAGTTGGAAACTTGATTGGTTCAGGTGCAGGAGCTTTATTTAGACTCCTGACTGGACGTGGTGAATATAAAGTACAAGAAAATACTTTATATCCTAATGCGATTACTAAGGCAATTCCGAAGTTCGCAGAGGGTCAGTCGGTACGTATCCGACATAAGGAATATATTGGGAATATTTCTTCTAGTACATCTTTTACGAATCGTACTTATAATATTAATCCAGGAAATCAACAATTATTTCCTTGGTTATCGAAGATTGCAGAAAATTTTGAACAGTATAAACTCCTCGGATGTTTAGTTTATTATCGTTCATTATCAGCTGATAGTTTATCTTCAACGAATACTGCGTTGGGTAAAATTGTTATGGCTTGTGATTATAATGTTAATGATTCTGATTTCATTAATACTGAACAGTTTTATAGCTCATTACATTGTAATAGCGGTCCTCCTTCTAATGATTTGGTATTAGCAGTTGAATGTTCTAGGAAAAATATGCCTACGAATTCTTTATATATTCGTACTGGTGAATTAACATCTTCTAATGATGAACGTTTAAGCGACCATGCTAAGATCCAAGTAGCAACTGATGGATCTCAAGCCGCTAGTGATATTGGTGAACTTTGGATTACTTATGATGTTATATTATTCAATCCTGTTATGAATAATAGAGTTGGTTTGAACATTCATTCTGCTAAGGCACAATTGACATTGCCTGTAACAAAGACTGTTCCATTCGGAACATCCTCTGTTTTTACTCATAATGATATTGATGGTATG